CGCGTATTCGCTCGCCGCGCAACTGACCCGTGGCCTCCTGCAAGGCGTCTACTTCGGTCAATGCCGTGCCGTCATCATCGCCGCATCTGAAGATAGCTGGGAACATACCATCGTGCCGCGGCTTATGGCGGCCGGCGCGGACCTCACGAAAATCTATCGCGTCAATGTGACGACGCCGAATGGTGATGATACGGCGCTGTCGTTGCCCGTCGATCTGCTCGAGCTCACACGCGTCGTGGCAATCGCGGATGCCGCCTTGATTCTCCTCGACCCGCTCCTCTCGCGCATCGGTGGCAATCTCGACACGCACAAAGATGCGGAAGTGCGCAAGGCGCTCGAGCCCATCGTGACGCTGGCCGACCGCTCAGGCGCCAGCGTCGTCGGCTTGATTCACGTCAATAAATCCAGCAGCACGGACCCGCTCACGATGCTCATGGGCAGCCGCGCGTTTACCGCTGTGGCCCGCACGGTGCTCTTCGTGATGAAAGACCCAGACGACCCGACGAAGTGTCTCCTCGCGAATGCGAAGAACAACCTGGGCCGCATGGACCTCAAAAGCCTGCAATTTACGATCGCGGAAGTGACCGTCAGTGAAACCGATGAAGGCGAGGTGACGACCGCCCAACTGCGTTGGTGTGGCGAATCCGAGCGCACCCTGCAAGATGCCCTCGACGCTAGTAGCGGCACGCGCGCCGAACAGGGCGCCACCAAAGAAGCCGCCGACTGGCTCGAGGACTATCTCACCAGCCACGGCGGGGCCGCCGAATCCAAAGATGCCAAGCGCGACGGCCAGAATGCCGGCCACGCTGAACGCACCCTCAAGCGCGCGGCCAACGACCTCCGCTGCACAGTGGGGCCAGTCCCCGGCTCCTTTCCTCGCCGCACGTTTTGGGCATTACCAGTCAGGCCAATCGATCCGGCCCCACTAGACGACGTCCTCACGTTTGAGTGATTTTCCTAATGTTTTCCCATACAGGCCAAATGCCTCACGTCTCCTTCTACACTGGCCCAACAGCCTCATATTTATATCTCTCTTATCTTAAAAGTAACCCCCAGTGGGGCCAGGGCCAAGCGCACGGAGACGTCGCGCGCGCGCGTTCATCATTATGCGATTATTTCTGCCCAGCTTGACGGATATGGCATGATTCAGCTTGACAACCTGAACAAGAACCAGATGCCACGTAAAGGCGGCGTGCCCGAAAACCTCATCCCTGGCCATCGTCCTGGCCGCGGGCGTCCGCTTGGCAGCAAGAATAAAATCACGCGCGAGACGTGGGACGCCGAAGTGCGCTACCTAGCCCATAGCAACATCATCGATGCGTTCACAGCCGTGCATGGCAACAAGCGCTCGTTCACGTTGCGCGAACTGCGCGCGATGCCGGAGCGGATGCAGCGGGCGATTAGCAGCGTGAAGGTGCGCACGGAAAATCTCACGAGTGGTGATGGTGAGACGGACACGACGATTGAGATTAAGTTGTGGGACAAAACGCGAGCACTGGAGCTCGGCGCACGGGCGAATGGCTGGTTGAAGGACAAAGTGGAAGTGACGCTGCCGGAAGAACAGCTGTCACGGCTGGACCGCGCGAAGCTGCGCGCACGGGGCACGGAATGAAAACGACGTGGACGCATGACGAACTCAAAGCGGCGCTGATGGCCGCTGATCGGCAATGGGGCGCCTGGCCGGAACATAAATGGGAAGGCTTAGCGGTCTATCAATGGCTCGTCACAAGCGATGACGAAAAGGGTCTCACAGACGACGAACTCGCCCAGTGGAAGCTGCACGCACGGAAAGAAGGCGACTAATGGACGCTGACCAGATTGTGTTGGACGACAACTACCTGCATGCGTTGCGCGAAACCGCGTGGGATTGGGCCGTGCAAACACTCAGCGCTGACCTTGAACTCCCCCGTCGTGCGGCGATTGTAATGGGGCGAAATCTTGTCACGGCGATCGACGAGATCCACGCGCTGCGCGCACGGGGCAGCGACGAATGAGCCAGGGTGGAATCCGCGAAGACGGCAAAGAGGTAAGGCAGGGCGGACACGGATGATAGGGCTGAGTCATCCAACGCGTAACTTTGAAGACGAGCTGCACGACTGGTGTGGTGAGCTCTACGCCGACCCACTCGCGTGGGTCCGCGGCGCCTTCCCGTGGGGTGAACCCGGCCCGCTCGAGCCATATCTCGAGCCAGACGTGTGGCAGTGCGAATTCTTCGAATGGCTCGGCCATGAAATCACGCAGCGCAAGTTCAACGGCGTCGATGCCGTGATGCCGATTCGTGCGGCCGTCGCCAGTGGCCACGGCATCGGGAAGGGCGCACTGACAGGCATGCTCGTCTCGTTTCTGATGTCAACCAGGCGCAACGCGAAAGGCGTTATCACGGCGAACACGGGGCCGCAGCTGCAAGACAAGACGTGGCCGAGCATCACGACATGGGCGAAGCGGGCCATCACCGCGCACTGGTTCGAAATCAATACGAGCATCATGTATCGCAAGGGCTACCGCTCGGAGTGGAAGGTCAGCCCGCAGACGTGCGACCCGGAGAACAGTGAGAGCTTTGCCGGCCAGCACAATGCCGCATCGACGAGCTTCTACGTGAACGACGAAGACAGCAACGTGCCTGAGATCATCCACGAGGTGCAGGAAGGCGGCTTGACGGACGGCGAGCCGATGCACTTCCTCTTCGGCAACCCGACGAGGCGCCGCGGCAGCTTCCACGACATCGTGTTCGCTGGCAAGGGCCGCGGCTGGAAGTCGTGGACGATTGATGCGCGGGACTGCAAGTTTCCGAACAAGGATCTGATTGCCGAGCAGTTGACGGAGTGGGGCGAAGAGAGCGACCGCTTCCGGGTGCGCGTGCGGGGCTTGCCGCCGAATGCGGAAGATGCGCAGTTTATTGACTTTATGCGGGTGCGCGAGGCGCAGAAGCGCGTCGTGGAGGTGCTTGATGATGAACCACTCGTCGCAGGATGTGACCTTGCCTGGGGCGGTAAGGACAGTAACGTTATCCGCTTTCGCCGCGGACGTGATGCCCGTGCTATCCCGGCTATCCGCATCCCTGGTGAACTCACGCGCGATCCATCCGTGCTTACCAATCGTCTCTCCGATGTCCTGGCTGGAACCTACGGAGGCCACCGTGTATCGATGCTGTTTCTGGACAGTGCCGGAATTGCGGGAAGCGTTGGGACTCGACTCCGAGAACTCGGATTCAGCAACCTCCTCGAAGTGAACTTCGGCGCGGACAGTCCAGACCGGAAGTATCGCTACATGCGGGACATGATGTGGGGCCGGATGAAGGACTGGCTGCTGAACGGGGCGATTGACACCAGCCCGCGGCTCGAGAGCGACCTGACAGCGCCTGGCTTGCGGGAAGACTTGCAGCAACGGGTGTGGCTGGAGTCGAAGAAGGAAATGAAGGCGCGGGACGTGCCGAGCCCGGATGAGGGGGATGCGTTGGCGTTGACGTTTGCGCAGACGGTGGCCAGGAAGCCGAAAGAGGCGCCGCCGCCGACACCGCAGTTTACCGGGTTCAGTCAGTCATGGATGGGGTAGACTCTGTGCCAATGGCGAATACCATCCTCACGCCTGAAGTGATTGCCTATGAGATGGCCTATATTGCACAGACGCTAAAGCTAGCAACCGATCTCACGGTCCACTTTCCAGATAGGCCTTCGACGTATCACGTCTGGCATAAAAGTCGGCGTAAGCCTAAGTCCTTAAAAGTGACGATGAATTACTTCGATCTGCCACTCACGAATAGCCTTGATATGCTGCGTCCTGCGTTAACGGCGGCTCTGGTCGAAGCGGCAGGGGCCGTGTGATGTTCCGCCTGCCTGACCTTCCCATTGTCGGCTACAGCACGACGCGCGAGCGGGCGCTGACGGACAACATTCAGGAGTTCATCCGCCAGATTGAACGCGACCGGCCGAAGCTCCTCACCATCGTCTGCGAAGGGCGCGCGAAGTGGAACCGGGTCTGTGGGGACATTTGGCGCGGGTATCGGATCGGGGAAGAGGACGGCGTGAAAGAAGCCATCTTCCGGTATTTCGAACTGATGGCGTGTCCACCGACGATGCAGGCGCAGTTGCTGTTGTATCCGAAGAACGGGCTGAAGTGGCGGGCGCTGATGCGGCGGGCGATGCCGGGGATTGAAGCGGAACGTGAGTCATTGAAAGGCATGAAGCGTTGATGGCTGGCTTACAACCATTTCGGGAGGCCGGACAGACACTTCGCGAGGCAGCGCAGACGGTTGTCACACGGAATGTGCGTATATATACAGCCGCCTTTCATGGCGATTGGGTAGCGATTATCCTCCTCATCTTCGTGTATTGCGTGACGTTTGGGCTTCTCTGGCTGGCTCACTATGGCCGCTAAAGACGACGCTCTGATTCGCGAAGCGCGGGAACGCTGGAACCGCGCGGCGGAAGCGGAAGAAGCGCAGCGCGCTCGGATCGTCCTCGCGAAGCAGTTCCGCGTCGGCAAGCAATGGCCAGACGCCATCCGCACTGCGCGCGAAGGTGGCGGCAGCATTCAAGGCCAGTCTGCACAGCCGCCGCGGCCGTGTCTCGTGGTCGACCGTCTCAGCCAGCCCGTGCGGCAAGTCAGCAACACGATTAAAAATGCCAGCTTCGGCTTCGATGTGCTGCCCTCGGGAGGCGGAAGCGATGCGGATACGGCGGATATCTTCAAGGGCTATCTGCGCTGGATGCTGAACCGCTCGAGAGGCGAATCGCCCGTGGAGTGGGCCGCGGACCAGGCCATCGAAGGCGGGATTGGCTGGTTCCGGCTGCGCACGGACTACATCAACGAGACATGGGATGGCCCGCTGACGGCTGAGGCGTTGTGGCAGGCGCTATTCATGGAGCGCATCACGAACAATCTGAGCGTGTATCGTGATCCGTCTGCGGTGAAGCCGACGTATTCTGATATGGGGTGGGCGTTCGTCACGAATGATCTGTCGAGAGATGAGCACGAACGTAAGTGGCCGGACGCGGATATCCGCGATCTCGAGACGTTCACGAGCACGGGCGATACGAGCGCGTGGAAGTCATGGGTCAGCGCCGAAAATGTGCGGGTGGCCGAGTATTACCGCATCGTCTACACCAAGCGGCACCTGTATCAACTGACCGATGGCACCGTGACGGAGCAGAAGCCTGACGACAAGCAGGCCATCGTGGCCGAGCGCGTCATGCAAGTGCCCAGCGTGAAGTGCGACATCATCAACGCCGTGCAGTCGCTGCAGTCGTTTGAGTGGGCCGGCTCGCGCATCCCGCTGATTCCGATTCTGGGCGAAGAGTTGAACGTCGATGGGAAGGTGCATCTGCGTGGCGTGATTGAAGAGGGCATGGACGCGCAGCGCATGGTGAACTACACCTATAGCGGCGCCGTGGAAATCTTTGCCCTGGCGCCGAAGAATGCGCCGATGGTCGTGGGCGCGTCCGTGGCGAATTACAAAGCCATCTGGCAGACACGCAACACGATCAATCACGCCTATCTGCCCTATGACGCGTGGGACCAGGACGGGAAGGAATACCCGCCGCCCGTGCTCGACACGACGGAGCCACCGATTCAGGCCGCTGTCGAACTGATGCGCGTCAGCGAAGATGCGATTAAGGCGACGACGTCGACCGGTGATGCGAGCCTGGGCAATACGAATCCGAACGAGCGGAGCGGGCGCGCCTTGCAGGCGTTGCAGGCCCAGAGCGACCTCGCGAACAGCAACTATCCCGACAACGTCAAGCGGGCGCTCATCTATGCCGGCGAGCTCGCGGTGGAAATCATCCCGAAGATTACCCAAAAAGGGCAAATCATTCACATTCTCGGGATGGACGATGAGCCGGAACAGGTGATGGTGGGCCAGCCGTATCAGGAGCATCCGCAGACCGGCGTGCCGCAAGCCTCCCCGCCTGAGGTGACGCCGGAACTCGCAGCGATGAGCAACGGGTTGCACAAGTTCTACGACCTGAACAACGGGCGATATGCCGTGACGGTGAGTGTCGGGAAGGCGACGGCGACGAAGCGGGAAGAGGGCGCGGCCGCGCTGGGCGAACTGATTCCGCATCTGCCGCCGCCGATGGCCGCCGTGCTCACGCCGGAATACATCGAGCAGTTGTCGATGCCGAACGCGCACAAGATGGCAGAAATTGCGCGGAAGGCGCTGCCGCCGGAACTGCAGGCCGCCTCGGACCAGAACGGGCAGTCACAGATTCCGCCACAGGTGCAGGCGCAGCTGCAGCAACTGCAGGCCGAACTGCAGAAGGCGCAGCAGTTCATCCAGACGAAGCAGGCCGAGCAGATGGGGAGCCTTGAGGAAACGAAGATCAAGGCGCAGACCGATTTGCAGATTGCGGCGCATAAGGCCGACACAGACGCCGATCGAGAATTGGCGCTGCAGATGATGAAGAACGCGACGTCGATTGCCGTCGCGCGTATCTCGGCCTCGAAGTCACAGCTGGACCCGGCCGCCGAAGCGGCGGAAGAGCGGCTGGCCACGGGTCTAAAGATGGCGCACGAAGTGGGCATGGCGGGGATGGAGCATCAACACGCGCTCGAACAGGCGGCGCAGGCGCACGCACAGTCGCTACAGCAAGGGCAGCAGGATGCCACGGTGGCGGCGGCGCAACAGGCCGGATCGCAGAGCCATGAAGCCGAGATGGCGCAGCAGGCGCAAGAAGCCGCGGCGCAACAGCCTAACGGCAGCGGAGGCGCCTCATGAACGAGTCTAAACCTGACCCTCACATCATGAACGAGTCCCGCCCTACTCCAGCATGGGAAATGACAGATTTCTGGAGGGATGTCCTAGAGCGAGAGGAGATCCCGCGAGACGTTTTGCGCCATGTCATCACGAATATTAGCGAGGGCCGAGCGCCCTGCATTAGCGCGACAGGTGTTGATTATTTAGTGCTTGATTGGTCCTATCGGCAAGGACTGATGTCGTTTGCTGAGTTTTCCTAATGCCAGGCCCGCTGGTTATCCAGAAGCCGGAACTGCCGGCGAGCATCAATCCGCAGGGCGCGTCCGTGTTCGATGCGCCTGGGCAGGGCATTCTGCGGAAGATGGTGAGCTTGCTCGGGCTGGATGACCCGCAACAGATCATGGGCGTCGGTGCGGCGATGGATGTCGGGCCGATGGGTGGCGGGTTACTGGACGCAGCAGCGAAGCGGTTCCCACGGTTCGCACAGGCCATCAAGGCGTATCACGGGAGTCCGCACGATTTCGAGGCGTTCGATACGAGCAAGATCGGGACGGGGGAAGGCGCGCAAGCCTACGGGCACGGGTTGTATTTTGCGGAGAATCCAGAAGTCGCCGCAGAATATCGCAAACAACTGTCAGGCCATGATCTGTTGACGGTGCGCGTGCCGGGAAAGGCGCCGATTGCTGGCAATGCTATTGACGACATTGGCTTACAGGCCGTGCAGTTCCTAGAGCGTGGCAAGCAAGACGCTGGACAGTTCCCACACAATACGGCCTATTACGCACAGAAGCGTGCCGATGCAGCCGCGCAAGGATTACCAGGCGCCGCCGAACGGAATGCGCTCGTAAAGGCTCGGATCGATGAATGGGCTAATGCGAAAATTGGCTATGAGCGTAATCCCGGCCGCACGTATGAAGTGGGGATCAACGCGCACCCCGATCAGTTCCTCGACTGGGATAAGCCGCTGAGTCAACAGAGTCAAAGTGTGCAGGACGCCTTAAAGCAATTACCGGGATTGCGAGAGGCAATACCGATCGTGAATGGCGATCAGCCGTTCCATGAATGGGCGCGTGCCTTTCAGCCGTCAGCCCCAGGGGCAGATATTGCGCGCGTAAAAGTCGGAATGGCCTTAAAGGCGACCGGCGGAAATGTTGATCAGGCGCAGGCGCTCTTTTGGCAACAGTTGGGCAACCAAGGCACATCAGACTTTCGCGCGACGGCGGATAGTCTCTGGCGTGGCTTGCAACAGGTCAAAGACACGGTGCGTGTGGTGCCGGCAGGTCTCGACACACGCATGACCGGACAAGAAATCATCCGCAAGGCTGGATTAACTCCTGAAACATCATCAGAAGCATTAAAGGCAGCCGGCATCCCCGGCATCAAGTATCTCGATCAGGGCTCGCGCGCAATGCCCTATCGTGGCGATCCGGCCTTCCTGCATGCCGCGCAGTCGTTCAAAGACAGCGGCGCCGCGCCAGATGCCGCACTCGCCGGATTGCAATCGGCCTATCCGAAAGCGCCATTGAACGATTTGCACGGCGCCGTGAATGAGCTCTATGGCACCAGCTTAGGCCAGACGCGCAACTTCGTTGTGTTCGATGCGAAGACGATCGACATCCTCAAGAAGTATGGCCTGCTCTTGCCCGCGGCCGGCGCAGGACTCGCCGCCAGTCAACAGGAGGGGCAATGAGTAGCACGACATGGGGCGCGAATCAGCATCCAGGGATGCCCAATTTCGAGAACATCGCGAGTGCGCGCATTGTGCCCGGCGCTGACCGCTTGATCGTGGAACTCGAGCGCCGCAAGGTCGGCTTGGTTGCCTACTGCCAAATCAAGCTGGATGCCGCCGACTGGCACGCCGTGCAGGATGCGGCCAGCGACATCCGCGAACTCGACGCGAAGCTGGAGTTGTTGAAAGACGGCAAATGAGGCAAGAACATCCGATCATCTTCAAGCCGCTCGACCTCGATCCGCCGATGCGCACGCGGCTGCATCTGGACATCGGGCCGGGCTATCGCTGCTTCGCACGCAGTTGCGAAGCCGTGCTCGATGCGCGGGTCGATCTCGAAGAGTATCTAGCGCAAGTGCGGAACGGGGACATCGCCAATACCGAAGGCGCGGAGCAGGACGAGCACCAAGATCAGCACGACGACAACGCGGATGACGACCTTGATGGGGGGGCTCATGGGGACGAAATTCTCGATGAGATAGAGGGCGACCCCGCAGATGACGAGGATCAGGAGTAGTTCAATCATGGCGCAGGCTACCACACTCGGCGTTGCGGCTCTGTGCGCTTTGGCACTCTCGGCCAGCATGGCGGCGATGGGCACGGAACTGTGCTTCTCCAAAGGCGAGAAGATTGACGGCCTGAACAAGATCTGCTTTTATCGCTGCCCATCAGGCGATGCGGCGATGACCGTGAAGAGTTACGAGCTGTGTCCGGTCAACATCAAGAGGTAACCATGCCGGCGAAAAGTAAAGCGCAACAGCACCTGATGGCCGCGGCGGAACATGGGGCCACGTTTCCGATGGCGCAGAAGGTGCGCGGCTCGATGAGCGTGAAGCAACTACATGACTTCGCGGTTAGCATCACGAAGGGCAAGCCGGCGCACGTCGCGAAGGCGAGCGGACATCCGCATAAGAACCTCGGTGCATTCCTGCATCGAAAGAAGGGCCGATGAGCGAAGTAGCCGTTGCCACGCCTGACCCGAACGCCATCAGCACGCATGAATCGAGCGATGGCCGCACACTGAGCGGCATGGGCGTCACGTCAGAGGCGCTAGCCGATGTCATGGAGCGGCACGAGCCGGAACCGGTGGCCGAAGCGCCAGCCGCCCCGGCTGAACCGGCCAAGCCTGCGACACGCGGGCAGGCGCGGTTTGCCGAACTGACGAAGGCCCGCAAGGATGCCGAGGCGCGGGCTACACAATTCGAAAAGGAACTGACCGAATTACGTAGTCAGTCCTCCCAAGCTCCTGCGGCGCCTACACCGACCGCTACCCCGGCGGCCACTGTTCCGACGTCGCCTTCTCCGTCTGGTCCCGAACGGGGAGACTCGGGGCGCCCTTCGGGGCTGCGCACGCAGCCATCCGAAGACGAGATCGGCACGAAATATAAAACCTACGCGGAATTTATGGTAGACTCCGCGCGTTGGGTTACGGAACAGGCAGGATATGTTCCGCGAGCCGACGTCGAAGCCATTATCCGGCAAGGCATCGAAGCGGATAGGGCCTCTCGCGACTTTAACGCCACGGTCGAAAGCACACGGGCCAAGGGGCGGAAGGTCTACGCAGACTTCGATGCGATGGTCAAGAGCGGGCCGGGTTCGCAAGTGCCCATGGACGGCGCGAAAATACACGCCATCCTGACGCATCCCGCGACTGAACATCTGCAATACGCGATCATGAAGGACGGCGCGCTGGCTCAACGACTCGCGCAAGCGAATCCAATTGAGTTTGGGATGCTGCTCTCCACGCTCGCACCGACGAATGGCGCCGCACCACTGGCCTCGACGCCGAACGCCGGAACGATCACGCCGCCTGCCCCAATTCAGCCAGTGGGGTCCGGTAGCCCAACGACGCCGACACCGTCTGCCTCTCTCATCAAGGGCTACGACTTCGATAAGTCTGGCTACCGCGAGAAGAGAGCACAGGAGCGGAAAGCGCGTCGATAAGAGTAGGGCCGCCTCATGGCGAATACGTTCCTCACGAACGACATCGTCACCTTCGAAGCTCTCGACGTGCTCGAGAACACCGACAAGGTGATGCAGCGCATCAACAGCGAATATTCCGATCAGTTCGACTTTGGCGGCACAGTGCTCGGCCAGACGTTGAACATCCGCAAACCGCCACGCTATATCGGCCGGCTTGGCCAGGCCGCCCAGATCGAAGCGATTACCGAGACGTTCGTGCCGCTCACGCTGTCGTATCAGCGTGGCATTGACACGCAGGTGTCCTCGCAGAACCTGGCCCTCGACATCGACAACTACCGCGAACGGGTGCTGAAGCCGCAGATCGTGCGCCTCAACAACCTGATCGATCAGGACGTCTGCAACTTGGCGCAGGGCTTGAACAACTGGGTGGGCACGCCGGGCACGACGCCGACGACGCTGACCAGTTACGGCCTCGCGAAAGTGAAGCTGGATAACAACGCGTGTCCCGCCGAAGACCGTTACGCCTGGCTGAGCCCGATTGCCGATTTCACCCTGATGGACAACCTGAAGGGCTTGTTCAATAGCGGCAAGGCGATTAGCGCGCAATACGAGTCAGGCTCGATGACGGAATCGGGCACGCTCGGGATGGGCTGGGATATGGACCAGAACATCTACGTGCAGACCGTGGGCACGCTCGGTGCGGCGACACCAGTGGTCGGCACGGCGCCGGCCAATGGCGCGACAACCATCAGCACGACGGGCTGGAGCACGAGCACGCTGAACGCGGGCGACAAGTTCTCCTTCGTCTCGACCACGACCCCGGTCAACCTCGTCAATCCCCAGAACTACCAGAACATGGGCCAGCCGCAGCAGTTCGTGGTCACGGCGACCACGAGCGATTCCGGCGGCACGATGGTCATTCCGTTTGCGCCGGCCATCTACGGGCCGGGGCAGCAGCTGCAGAACGTGACGAACCTGCCGGCCGTCTCGACGGCGCTGTATGTCTACGACACGCCAGCCGCTAACTTCTCGCTCATCACCGGCAAGTCCTCGCCCTTCAACATCGTCGGCAACAAGAACTTCGGCACGCTGGCCATGGTCGACATGCCACTGCCGGGCGGCACCGACCGGGCGTATCGGGCGGCCTCGAAGAAGTCTGGCAAGGCGATTCGCTGCATCCGCGATTACGTGGCGACCACTGACCAGTGGATTCAGCGTCTGGACGTGCTGTATGGCACGGCGGTGCTGCGGCAAGAGCTCGCGTGCGTCGTCGGTGGGTAGTCAAGGCTGAGAGGTCTTGTGAGAACGTGCCCGTTAACCTCTGACTCGGAGTAATCGACATGGCTTTGACTGCAACGACGCTCGCGGGAGCAAAAGCGACTAACGATGTGGTGATCAACCTGACGTCGGCAACGGGTGCCTTGCCGAAAATGCTGGCGCTCGTGGACGCGGAATGGGTGCGCATCACCAGCAACAACCTGACGCCTGTGCTCGGTTGCGTGCCGGGCTACAACGGCTCGACGGCGGGGCCGCACGGCATCCTGGCGCCGGTCATCTACGGCAATCAGGCCGACTTCGTGAACGTGGGCATCCCGTTCAAGGGTGTCGTCACGAGTCAGAGCTTTGGCGTCAGCGGCGCGATTACCGGCCCTGGCGGCGCGGGCACCGTGCCTGTGGCCGATGTGGCGGTGATCTACCTGACGAAGGCTGGCGTGGGCGCCATGACGCTGGCGGCCCCGGCGATTGACCAGTTGAACACGCTGGTGTTCATCAGCACAACCGCACAGGCGCATACCATCACGATGGCGGGCAACGCGTCGGCCACCGACGTGGCGACGTTTGGCGGCGCCATCGGCAACAGCTGCACAATGAAGGCGTCCAACGGCGTCTGGGCCTGCGTGGCGCAGAACGGTGTGACGGTCGCCTAATGGCGCTGACCTCGACCACGTTGTCGCTGGCGAAGATTCGCCATGACAAGTATGTGAAGCTGACGTCAGTGACGGGCATCGTGCCCAAGATGCTCGTCTACGTCGAAGGCGAATACATGCGCGTGACGGATACGTCAGCGACCGGCGCGTCCATCGTGGGGATCGTGCCGGGCGTGAACGGCACGACGGCCATATGGCACGAAAACGGGGCGCCCGCGTATTTCGGGTTCCCCGGCGACTTCCCCAATGGTCCGTTGGGTCCATCCTTCAACGACTTACTGGCCTCCGCGGCGAGTGTGTCGACGGTGACAACGGGCTATGCGGCGGATACCTATCTCGTGGGCTCGTCCGTGCCGGTTCCGCTCGGTGGCTTCACATCTGGGATGCGCTACGTTTGCACCTTCGACATGGTGAAGACGGCAGCGGGGACCGCAACCCCTACGGTGATTGTGCGCATCGGCACGGCTGGGAGCACGGGCGATGCGGCCATCCTGACGTTCACCTTTGCGGCGGGAACCGCCGCGATCGACACCGGCACCTTTGTGGTGTCGGCACATTTCCGGCTGGCTGGCACGGCCGCCGTCTTGGCTGGCACGTGCGAATGTCGGCATGCCTTAGCCGCGACGGGCTTGATTGCGACGGGGGCATCAGGGCAAGGGCAGCTTGCGGTCGTGTCGTCCGCGTTCGACGCGACACCGGCCAACTTGTTTATTGGTGTGTCCTTCAACGGCGGCGCGTCCTTCTCTGGGACGAATACCATTGTTGAAGCCGAATTGAAGGGATACTGACATGGCTGGATCTCCACAGGCCGGCGGCGCGTTCCTCCCGGCCCTCGATTACGACGTCACGGGCCAGATGCGTCTGGTGCCACCGAATCCGCTCAATGCGCCCGTCCTCGCCACGCTGAAATCGAACGTCAGCACGGCGGATGTCTCGGCGGGTTATGCCACAGACACGTATCTGGCGGGCTCGAGCATCGCCGCGCCAGCGATGGGCTTCACGGCCGGCATGCGGTATATCTGCACGTTTGATATGGTGAAAACCGCGGCTGGCACGGCGGCGGCCACAGTCATCGTGCGCATTGGCACCGCTGGCGCGGTGGGTGATGCGGCGATTCTGACCTTTACCTGGGCCGCAGGCACCGCGGCCGTCGACACCGGCACGTTTACCGTCACGGCGCATTTCCGCACGGTCGGCAGTGGCACGGTGGCAGTGGTGGCTGGCACGTGCGTCTGCACACACGCCTTGGCGGCGACCGGCCTCGTGGCCACGGGTGCGTCAGGCAATGGCCAGTTGCAGGTCACGTCCAGCGGGTTTGATTCGACACCGGCCGGATCGTTTATTGGCGTCTCGTTCAACGGGGGCGCGTCGTTCTCGGGCACCAATAAGCTGGTGCAGGCCGAACTCAGGAGCTACTAATGGCGTTGAGTCCTGAACTCCTCGCAGAAATCAAACAGGCGTTTGCGGATGGCTCGCTGACCGCAGCCGAATTCCAGCAGGGTGCGCGCTCGCCGTTTCGTCCACGTCAATTGCACGACTTGCGGCTGCTGCCGACGAAGGATGATCCCCGGCCGACGTTCTTCTGGTCCGTCGAAGGGCCACGCAACAACCCGGATGCCGGCAAGACGTTTCCCTATCCGCGGCTATTGTGGAGTCCAGCCGGCGAAGAGATCACGGTGCAGAGCGCGACAGAGCATCGGGATTACGTCGCCAAGGGCTATCTCGAGAAAGACCCTGGCACGGTCGTGGTCGACCAGGCCGACGCCATCAAGCGCATGCTCGAGGCGTTGTCCCCGGCCGATCGCGACCTCGTGATCAACGGGCAGAAGAAAGCGCGCATGCAGGCGATCCAGGACCAGATGGCCGAACTCTCGGATGACGATCTCGCCTCGGTTATTGCCTCGCTCGAGCCGAAAGCGAGAAAGAGCGCGTAATGGCGTTCCAGTCGCAGCGGTCCTACGAGGGCGTCATCCTGATTGACCATCGGGCGTCACCGGGCACGCCAGATGTGCCGGAAGGGCGCACTTACGAAGGCATCGTGAAGGTGTGCGGGCATTGTCAGCGGAACGCGATGCTCAATCCGAATCAGCGAGGCGCCCTCGGACGCTGCCCGAAATGCGCGCAGTATATCTGCCGCGCCTGCGAAGCGACGTATCACGCCACAAACGCCTGTTTTACGGTGCAGGAGCTGATAGACGCCTGCGGAGACGGCAAACTCGATCTAGTGCTCGATAAAAGGAGATCGCTCTAATGGCTCTACGGACTTTTGCGTTCACGACGTTCACGCCAACCAATCAGGCGGATACCTCTGCACTGACCAACGCCACGTATATGGCGATGCGCGGCGGCAACGCCTCCCAACGGTGGGCGATTGAAGAACTCTACATGGGCGGGCAGGCGTCCGCGAGCTCCATTAATGACATGGTGCTGGCGCAGCACTCCACGGTGGCCTCGACGCCAACGGCGCTGGCTGCGCCGGCCTCCGATCTGGCGGTTGATTCCAGCGCCGCGCCGCTCTCCATCATCGTGATCACGTTTACCGCGGCGACGACGGGCGGGCAGCGGAAAGCGGGCGCGTATTACCTGACGCCGTCGTTCAACGCCTTCGGTGGCATCGTGCGGTTGAACTACAGCAACACGCAGGCGCGCGTCGTGGGCCTCGGGAATACGCAGCCGTTTGGCGAAATGTCGTTGTCGGCCAAGAACGATACCGGCACGTCGGGCGCGATTTCGGCCCACATCATCTACGAGCCGTTCTGATGTAAAAATGCGGTATGGGTAGCCGTGTCGCATTTTATTGTTCGCGTCCATCCGCCAGTCTTACTGGCCCTGATCCCGAATTCTGGGGCCATCGGTGACAGCATCGTCATTACCGGCCGCAATTTCGGGCCGCAGCAAGAAAACAGCCGCGTCACGTTCAACGGGGTGCTCGCCGCCGTGACGACTTGGTCGAACACCGCGATTACCGTCACGGTGCCCACGTCAGCCACGACGGGGCTCGTGCGCATCACTGTGGGCGTGCAGACCTCCAACGGCGCGATCTTTACCGTCACGGCCAGCGGGTCGATCATTACAGTCGGGCCAGTCGGGCGCAACTTCACGACGGTGCAGGCCGCGGTGAATGCGGCGGTTGCCGGGGATACCATCCAGTGTGACGCGGGCCACGTCTTCACGGAAGTCGTGACGTTCCCGAACAAAGGCGTCCTCGCGACACCCATCACGCTGACCACGAACGCGGCGCCGGCCTCGTTGCCGCCCGCAGGCACGCGGACCAGTCCAGCATATGCGGCGTTCATGCCGACGATTGTGTCGCCTGGCAGTGGACAGTCGGGGATGGTATTCGCGGCCAGTTCGAACAATTACATCCTGCGTCATCTGAATCTGCCCGGCGTGCCATTCGGCTTCAATTCGATTGTGACGATTGGCGCGGGCGGCACCACGCAGCAGTTTTACGCGCAGGAGCCCTACAACATCACGATTGACCAGTGCTGGATTCACGGCGGTGTTGTCTGCGGCCAGAAGCGCGGCATCGAAATGCACGGGCGCTATATCACGATCACCAACAACTACATCGACCAGATCAAATCGGTCGGGCAGGACTCGCAGGGCATCTTTAGTTACAACGGGCATGGTCCGGTGACGATTACGAATAATCTCGTGCGCGGCGGGACCGAGCCGATCCTATTTGGTGGCGCCGATCCGAACGTGCGCACCTATATGACCTGCACGGGCGGCGCCAGCGCCACGGGGTGCAACGTGACGTGCTCGGAAGCCGGCCATACCCTCTCTGAACTCGTCACGGGTCAAGCGCTGAGCGTGTTAGTCGCGGGTGTATGGACGTTCACCACGATCAGCACGATTACCGGCACGGGCGTCTCGGGCGCGTTGACGTTTGCGAACGTCGGCGGTATCCCAGATACGCCTGGTGGCCTGCGAGCTGGCGTTATCCTCGGCATGGAAGGCGTGGTGTCCACGATCTCAGGGAATTTGTGCGGCAATGATCCGGCCTGGTTTCAAGGCAATCTGCCGCAACCGACCGGCGTGGTGGCCATTGGCGCTGTGGGCGGCGGCACGCGGGCCGCGGGCACGCATTACTACACCGTGCAAGCGTTCAACCCGAACGGGTATCAAGCCAATCCAGTCTTTTATGTGAACAGCGCCGAATCGGCGGAAGTCAATGCCACGCTTGCGGCGCCGGGGCACATTACGATCAGTTGGGCGTTCGATCCGAATGCGACGGTCTATCGGGTCTGGCATGGCGTTACGACCGGCGTGCGCACGGAATACCACGATGCGACCGTCTCTCCGTATGTGGACGACGGCACGGCGATGATTGCGGCCACACCTGGGCCAGCGACGGCGCATGCCATTAAGAACGTCTTCGAAATGAAAGCCGTTCAAAACTTAGTGGTATCGGGCAATATCTTTCAGTATCACTGGAAGGGTGCCAGTAATGGCTGGGCGACGTGGCTCAAAACCGTTAACCAAGACGGGACGGCTACCTATCTCCAGACGAAAAATCTCACCGTTCAAAATAACATCTATCGGCACTGCGACGGCTGGATGGAGGTGCATGGCACCGAAATACCGAGCGGGTCTGGGTTCCCTTATCCGGGGCAGTTGACGAATCTGACCGTGCGCAACAATCTGGTCTATGACTCCGGGCCGCAGTGGGGGCAAGGGTTTGAAATCTTTGCGACCAACATCAGCAACGGCATTCAAGGCTTCACGATGGATCACAACACGGTGATTCACACGACGAACCTGACGGGTGGCGGGTTGATGACGATGGACCCGGCGCAGTTATTCCCGATCACGGGCTTTGCCATCACGAATAACATGCTACGCAAGGAAACCAACGGGATTAAGGCGCCCACCTTCGCGTCTGGCACCGCGTCTCTCGCCGCCTGCACGACGGGCGGCTATGTCTACAGCACGAACGCGGTGGCAGGCGCGACGGCCGCCAGTGATGGCGCGGCCAACTTCTACGAATCGGCGGCGCTGTGGCAAGGCGAGTTTGTGAACTACGTGGCGAGTGGCGTGAACGCTGATTTCCACATTAAGTCCACCAGCGCCTATCACAACGCGGCCTCGGACGGGACCGACCTCGGCGCCGATATTGACGCGGTGCTGAACGCGACGGCGCATTGTGATTACGGCGATCCGCATCTGGGCGATCTGACGTTCACGCCTGATCTGCGTGCGGGCGTGACGAACTACACGGCGAATGTCTACACGCTCAACACCAACACGCCAGTCATCGCGTTCCTGTCATTGGGCCTGCCGACGCCGGAACCGATTACGGGGCTGATTCGGGTCAATCTCGCGGCGTTCCTCAACACGCTGCCGGCTGGAAATTATGATGTTAAAGTCGCGTCGACTGCGCCAGTGGGTGGCACGATCGAGTCTGCTGCTTCTACTGGCTTTACTATTCCGCTCGTTCCTTAGTGCGCAGGCGACCAATGTAAACGTCAACGCAGGCCTCGCGCCGCTGCTGACGTCGCTTACGCCGAATCCTGCTGCGATTGGGCAGTCCGTGGTTCTCTCCGGTAATTCATTCGGGGCGACACAAGGCACAAGCACGCTCACCGTGGCTGGCATTACGGCCACGGCCACTTCATGGTCGGATACCTCAGTGACGTTCACCGTGCCAACCACAGCGACGGGCAATGTCGTGATGACCGTGAATGGTCGCACGAGCAATAGCCTGACCATTACCGTGTCTGGATCGGTCGTGGTCACGCAGATTTGCACGCCAGCCACGGCCAAAGTCTATATCCGCTCCGGGGCGAGTGGTGCCAACAACGGCACGGATTGGACGAATGCGCGCACGACGTTTCCCTCTCCGCTCGTGCGTGGTGTGACCTATTGCGTGGCGACGGGCAGTTATGCCGCCCTCGATATTGTCGAAGCCGAAGTGTCCACGGGCGTGATCGCGATTGTGGGCGCGACAGCGGCCGATCATGGCACGGCGACAGGGTGGTCCAATACGTTTTCTGTGTCCTCTGCCGATGGCGGGTCGCAGGCGTTGTTTGCGAATACAGGCGCGGGCGGGGCGGCGATCAAAATCGAGCGCAGCTACATCACGATTGACGGGAATGCGGGCGGTAACCTTGAACGGGATCCGACAAAATATGGGTTTCGGTTGTCGCAACCTGCATCCTGTAATGACACGCCCCAACGGTATCTCTATGTGCGTGGCGATGCGTTGGAAGCGACACAAACGAATGTCACGGTCAAGCATGCCGCGATGGTGTCCTGTGGCGCAGGCGCGTTTGAATTGGCCTCTCAGCAGGCCATCAGCCTTGGCTGTGGAGGCTGTTATCTCACGAACTCGACGTTTTCGACTCTCTATCTCGGCAACGCCACGAACAGTATCAGTTTGACGAACACCGCGAATACAACGATGGAGTATCTGTATACCAAGGGCCAATGGTCAACAGGGGCGGGGCATGGCGATAATCACGGCGAAGGCATCTCCGTCAACGACTGTCGCAACACGGATAACATCAACTGCGGGTCGACGGCATTTCCCGCAGGGCAAGGGACGATTAACAATACGGTTCGCTGGTCCTATTTCACGGATTGCAACGGGACGGCGTGCATCGCGGCGATTGGCCCCGGCAATGTGATCAGCATCAACGCTTGGAAGATCTACGGCAACGTGTTTATGGCGGGGGTGCTGATTGGGACGAGTGGACCCGCGAACCTCTCCATTGCCGATGGTGGCACGTTCTATATCAAAGACACGCTGATTTACAACAACACCTTCCTCGTCGCGGGCGCGGTCTTTGAGCAATGCGCGTCTGGGTGCGGGCTAGGGCCGTCTGGCAACGTGGTCGAGAATAATCTCATCGTGCAGGGCAACGCGGATATTCGCTTTTCAGCGGATGGCGTGATTGTCCACGACTACAATGCCTTTTTCTCTCCGACGACGACACCGGGGAGCGAGGCGCATCTCCAAACGATCGGCAGTCAGCCGCTCGTCAATCCCGCGTTGAGCGGCACGGGCGACTATCACCTCGTGACTGACACGGCGGCGGGGCTCACGCTCGCCTCTCCCTATAATGTGGATGCGGACGGCGTGACGCGTGGCAGCAACGGCAATTGGTCCCGTGGCGCGTATCAAAAACCCTAACTATGGCGATTCTCCCTGTCGGCGGCGCGTCTGGCCATAACGGCAACGATACCTTTGCGACGGTCGCGTATACGCCGACGTCCACGAGCAATACCCTTGTCTTCACGTTGTCGATTGACAACGACGCGGCGGCGACTCTTAGTGTGGACGACAATGGTGGTGGGCATTCTGCGGCACAACAAGCGATTGTCACGAATACTCTTCAACGTGTCGCGATCTTTACGATGACGCCTCCGTCCACGGGCGCGTTGACCTTCAAGGGGCTCTCCTCCGTCGCCTCACAAGACGTCGTGATTTGCGTGGAGGAATACTCTGGCGTGTCCTCGATCGGGAATACCGGCACAAAGACAGGGTCGACGAGTCCGATGAACGTGGACGTTGTCATGCAGGATCCGAACAACTACGTCGTGGGCGGGTTTGCCTCGCGTGGCACGGCGGCGCCGACGACGGGCAACCCCGGCACGTTTCGACAAGGCGCATTCGATAATGCCGTCGACCGGGAATCTTCGGGCCTCGCGGATAATACCTCGGCCGCCACTGGTTCCTTGAATGTGGGCCTCACGATTCCTGGTGGCGACTTTACGTGGGCCGCCGTGGGGGTGGAATTGCGTGCGGGCGCTGCGATTCCCACCACGCTCTGGGCCGCCAGCGTGATGTAGATGGCGAATATCTTCCGCGCGCCGCTGGTTACGCGCATCGCCGTCCTCTCGACGGTCGTGGCCGTCAATGCGCAGACCGGTGTGCAGCAGAATCGCCTGCTGCTGCAGCCGCCGCCACGCAGCACGAAAGATTACCCGACGCCAGTGCGGCCGCGGATGCCGCAGCCCTATGTGCAGGATGTGCGCAACATCCTGTTGCTCTATCCGGCGCCGGGTCCGAAACCGAAACCGATCACCGACTTTCCGCCGCCGAAACGACCGATCCACGCGCCCTATGTGCAGGACGTGCGGAATCGGCATGTGTTTCTGGTGCCGCCGAATCCGCAGCCGCCCTTCAATCAGGATGATTGGCCATCGACCACGCCTCCGATTCGATCGGTGGTTGCGGATGCGATTCTCAACACCAGCGTTCTGCTCCTGCGCCCCGTGGGCACGCCGTTCAACGCTGACGACTGGTCAACCGTTGCGCCGCAGCCGAGGCCGGTCGTTGTCCATCATTTACGGCAGCAACTCAATCCGAGCGTCACGCTGCCGTTTAGCGAGCAGCAATGGGCGAAACCGGCAGCGCTGCCACCGCTGGTCGTTACGGAGCCGATTCGTAATCGCCTCCCGCTGCCGGTGTCGGCCGTCGTGCCGCCCTTCAATCAGGATGATTGGGGGCTGCCGGCGCGGCTCAGGCTGCAGCCTACAACCTCCATCTTTTATTACCTGCAGGATCAGACGAGCCCGGCGTTTATTCAGTTCGACTGGCCGAAGGCGCCACGGCTGCCCTCGATTCCGGCTGAACAAGTCGCGAATCGTCTCGTGCTGCCGACCGTTGTGGTCGTCCTCCCACCGTTCAATCAGGACGACTGGCCGAACGCCTCGACGCGTCAGATTGCGAAGATCGTTGACCCGTATAACCGCAACGTGCTCCTGCCGCCCGCGATTGGGCAGCCTGGGCACCAATTGGACTGGCCATTACCACAGGGCGCCCGGTCCCTGCAGGGCAGTCATACCGTCAACGATTTGGGCATCTTGTCGGTGCCCGTGGCGCATCCCGTGCTGCCGATTGACTGGCCGCGGCCGGCACCCGTGATGCTCCTGACGGTCATGTGGATTCATCAAGGGACGTCGCCGTTGTATGTGCCGACGTTCCGCGCGGAATGGGCGGTCAACAGCAACCAAGTGGTCGGCCCGTGGGCGCCGCAACCGGAGACACACTAGGTGCTACACTACGCACGGCTGAGCCATGGTTAAAAACCAACCGAATCAAGTCATTGGCGCGCAAATGGTGGATAACACCGTTGGCCAAGCCTATGTGGGCGCGGTCACGGTCTATATCACCGGGGACGGTGGCACACAAACCCTCGGCTCGGTGAACAGTGGCATCTGCCAGCCCGAAGGCAACGGGCTCTATAACTACTTCCCGACTGCCGCCGAAACCAACTACACGCTGATTCAGTTCACCTTCATCGGGGCAGGCGCGATTCCGGCCACGATTCAGGTCGCCACCGTCACGGCCGCCTCGCAGCAAGCCGTCACGGGCACGTCGGGCACGCTGGCCTTTACGGTGCGCTCGCTCATTGCAGATGCACTGGTGGAGATCGGCGTGCTCGAGCCCGGCGAGCAAGCCAGCGCCCCGCAAGCCGATATTGGCCTGCGGCGCGTGCAGTCGATGATTGATACGTGGGCCGCCGACCGGCTCACGCTCTCGCTGCAGCTGCGCACGGCGTTTACGTGGCCGGCGACGACGTCCAGCGTGCAAGTCGGCATTGGGCAGACGGTGAACATGGACCGGCCGATGTGGCTGAATGCCGTGAAGTTCGTCATTCCCGGCTCGTCTCCGGCCATCGAAGTGCCAATCGGCATGATGGACGAGGACGCCTACTCCTCACTGTCGATTAAGGGTTTACCGTCCGCGCTGCCGACGCAGAGCTTTTATCAGACGAACCTGACGGACGCGAATGCCACGCTGTTTCTGTGGCCGCAGCCGCAAAGCCTCACGATTGTGCTGTATTCGCCGCAAGCCGTGGGCGTGCCGGCGAGTCTGAACAGCATCATCCAAGGGCCGCCAGGGTATGCTGATGCCTTCCTGTATCAACTGGCGCTGCGGCTCTGTTCGCCCTTTGGCGTGAAGCTGGATGCCGTGCCGCTGTTGCCGGGGATGGCGCGGGCGGCCTTTGAGAACATGAAGAAGCCGAACGTGGACCCTGGCGCGATGTCGGTCGATCCGGCGCTCGTGCCGGGCGCGGGCGCGGGCTGGAATTACCTCACCGGCAATACGACCTACGGGAACCGATAAGGAGCAGCGATGGCAACGCCTTACCTCGTGAATGGGATGACCGGCCTGCTGGCCACGCCGATCTGTGTGAGTGGCGCCGGCTGCAAGCTCTACGACTACGACATCTACAACGCCGCGGCGGCGGCCTCCTACGTCAGTTTCTACGATACGGCGATTGCGCCGACCGTGGGCACGACGGTGCCGAAGTTTCAGGTGGGCCTTGCCACGCTGACGACGAAGACGCTGGGCGCGCAGGATGCCGGCGGCATCTACTTCAAAGACGGCCTCTGGGTGGCCGCGACGACCACGTCGAGCGGCTCGAGCGCGCCCGCCTCGGCACTCGCGGTGAGTCTCGGCGTGTCCTAATGCCGTCCTATCCAGGCTTCCTCGGTCCGTCGTATCAGAGCCAGTCGTATATGGCGGATGCCGAACGCCTGATCAATCGTTTCGTGGAGATGAACGAATCACAGACGGCGCCGACGCCGGGGGCGCTCTTGCAGTGTCCAGGCTTTGAACTCATCGTAGCGCCGCCCGCGAACTTCGGGGCGGGGATGTTCTCCGAATCCGGCCGCACGTTCTTCGTGACGGGCTTTACGCTCTACGAGCTCAACGCGGACAACACGGCGACGGCTCGAGGGGTCGTGGCACGGAATAACAATCCCGTGACGTTCATGTCCAACGGGGACGGTGGGCAGCAATTGGGTCTGACCAGTGGTGACCAGTTCTATGTGCTGCACCTGACGTCAAATTTCTTCACGACGGTGATGACGAGCGGCGCCACGATGTGCGGCTTTCTCGACGGCTTCGGCGCCATCCTCGACGCCTCCACGTCGACGCTGCACGTCACGGCCTTCGAAGATTTCACCAGCATCTCGAGCGCGATTCTCCAGCGCACCTCAGGCAGTGACCCATGGAAGGCGTTGTATGTCGTCAATCGCCTGATCTACATGCTGGGCGAGCATACGTCCGATGTCTTGTGGGATGCGGGCACGGCGCCCTTTCCCTTCGCGCCGATTCAAGAAGCGTTCATGCAGCAGGGCACGGCGGCCTCGTTCTCGGGCGCACGGCTCGGCACGTCGCTCATTTGGCTGTCGCACAACGAGCAAGGCCGCGGGCAGCTTGTCTCGGCCACGGGTTACGCGCCAGGGCGCATCAGCACACATGCCGTCGAAGCCTCGATTGAAACGTATGGCGATCTCTCGGATGCCGTGGCCTTCAGTTATCAGGAGAACGGCCATACCTTTTACGTGCTGACGTTTCCCAAGGCGGAGCGCACGTGGGTGTTTGACCAGTCGACGGGCCTCTTTCACGAGCGGTTGTATTGGAATACGACCACGGCGGAGTGGTTGGCGTATCGGCCGATGTTCTTTGCCTCCGACTTGACGCGGAATCTCGTGCAGGACCGCATCACGGGCGCCATCTATCGCATGAGCACGACGCTGTTTATGGATGTGGACGGCGCCGCGATTCGCCGCCTGCGGCAACCGCCCCGGATCTCGTTCGACCAGAAGCGGTTTACGACCCATGCGATCCAGCTCGTGATGGACGTCGGACAAGGCGTGCAGACCGGGCAAGGGTCGGACCCGCAGATTATGCGGCAGACGTCGAAGGACGGCGGGCAGACGTGGGGTAACGAACAGTGGGCCTCGGCGGGCCCGATCGGCGCGTATGATACTCGGGTGCGATGGACGCAGTGTGGCCAGGCTCGGAATCGCGTTGATCGTTTCATTGATACAGATCCAGTCCCGTCTCGGTGGGTGGATGCGCTTATTGATGTAACGGTCGGCACCAGCTAATGCTGACGCCGTATCCGGTCAAGACGCCTCCGCTCGAGGGCCATCTGCTCAATTGGATATGGGGCCAGTGGCTCAATGCGCTGCGAGCGGCCGTGAACGGCACGCCGGGGAACTCGACGCCGACGCTGTTTGCGAATCTGCCGACACCAGTGGCAGGCATGATCTACGTCGTGACGGATTCGACGGTGAACACCTGGGGGGCGGTCGTCGCGGGCGGCGGGGGCTTTACGGTCGGCGCGTTCTTCAACGGCACAAATTGGACCGTGGCGGCGATATGAAGCAAGTGCAGGCGACGACGCTTGTCGAGCGGCCGGCGATTGCCTATCGGCAGGCCGTCTATGAAGACGTGCCGGCGCTGGTCATTCTGCTGCGTGAGTTCGTGACGTCGACGAAGTATCGCGAATACGTGGGCGCGAGCGCGGAAGCCTTGCAGGCGTTCCTCAAAGGCATCGTGCACAACCCTTCGGCGGCCATCTTCGTGGCGGAACGGGATGCCGTCGTGATTGGCCTGATCGGCGTGCTCGGGTATGTCCATCCGATGAGCGGGCGCACCGTGGCGGGCGAACTCTTTTGGTGGCTCAATCCGCAGGACCGCGGCGCGGGCGGCTGGCTCTTGCGACGAGCCGAGAACTGGGCACGGGCGTATGGGGCTTCATCGCTGCAGATGATTGCGCCGGCTGAGAGTCCTCGCGTCGGCGCGATGTATGAACGCCTCGGGTATGAAGCCGTCGAAACGGCCTATCAGGTGAAATTATGAGCGCACTCACGACGGCAGCGATTATCGGCCTCACGGCGGCGAACGCGGGCGCTGGCATCGCGGAAGCGGCCATTAAGGGCCACCAAACGAGCAAGGCCGTGGATGCCCAGACTGCGGCAGCCAACAAGGCGCTGGCGGTCCAGCAGCAGGTGTATAGCAACCAGCAGCAGGCCGCGGCGCCGTATCAGCAGACCGGCCAGCAGACGCTGGGGCGCCTCGGGCAGATGGCGGCGCAGCCCGCGAACCAGTTCAGTCCGGCGAATTATCAGCAAGGAGCGCCAACGGCAGCCTTTCAGGCGCAGCAGCCATCCTCGCAATATTCGAACATGATGGGCGGTCCAGCCACGGCAGCGAATCATGTTAATGGCCCATTGCCATATAACGCCCAAGGTAATGCCCCTGGTGCGGGTTTGCCGTCTGCGCAGATGCCGTCGTTGGGGGCACTCGGCCAGCCGCCGGGCCAGTCGATGCCGGGGATGGCGCCGGGAGGGCAGGGCGATACGGTCACGATTCAGACGCCGGATGGACGCACGTTGCAGGGCTTTCCTCGCGCGCGTGTGCAGGAAGCGATGCAGCGCGGCGCGAAAGTGGTGGGCTAGATGGCTGGATTCTTAACACCAAGCGGTAATAGCTCAACCGATTGGTTCACGCAGCAGATCGCGGGCGTCAATCAGCAGGGCCAGCAGCAGGGGATGCCGCAAGTGGCCACGGCGCCCGATGGCGTGCCGGTGTATGGCAGCGGGGGCCAATACTTCACGCGGAATGCTGACGGCAGCATGACGCAGCAGTTTCAGGGCGGGGCGCCTGATTGGCTGACGCAACAGACCGGAGGCGGGCAGCAAGCGGGCGGCGGAATGCCCGCGGGCATTGACCCGCATCTGGCCGCGCTCTATCAGCAATACGGCATCACGCCGGGCGGCAGCGGGTCTGGCTTGTCGGACTGGCAATATTGGCAGAATGATGCACTGAAAAACGCGGGTGGCGATTGGTCCTACATCACCGGACGGCTCGGCTCAGACCTTGCGGGCAACGGTCCCGACAAGGGAGGCGGCGGCAGCGGACAGGGCACGCTGGGGAATCCTGGCAACTATCAGGCGCCCGCACCATTCACCGGCCAGACGAACTATACGCCGCAGACGATTACGCAGCCGGCGGCCGTGAATGCGCAACAGGTGAGTCCGCAGGGCATCGCGCAGCCGGGGAGTATCACGCCGCAGACCGTGCAGGGGCCGCAGGCACTGCAGGCGCGCACGCTGGCCGACCCGGCCGGCTTCAAAGCGCCGACGATGGCGGATGTGCAGAACGATCCGAACTTCCAGTATGCGCAGCAGCAGGCCATGCAGTCGCTGGTGAACTCAGGCGCCGCGAAAGGTATTGCCCGCGGCAGCAACGAATGGAAGGCGCTGCAGGAGCAGGCGGCCAGTCTCGCCGGCCAGCAGTATGAGCAGATGTATCAGAACTCGCTGAACGCCTACCAGACGAACACGGGCAACACGCTGGCGTATAACCAGGCGAACAACGCGAACGCGGCGCAGGCGTATGGGTTGACGAATCAGTATCAGCAGGCCGCCGGCATGTTCAACGCGGGGCAGAACTATAACGCGCAAGCGCAGAACATCGGCAATACGATGCAGGCGAACCAGTTCAACGCCGGACAGAATCTACAGGGGCAACTGGCGAATCAGGGCGCGAACCTGCAGGCCGGGCAGTTCAACGCGGGCATGAACTACAACACGCAGAACGCGAATCAGGCGAATCAGTTCGCGGCGAGTCAGGCGAACAATCAGAACGCGCTGGCGGCCTATCAGACGAACGCGAATACAGCACTGGGCGCGTATGGGGCGAACGTGCAGGCCGGGCTGGGGTATGGGAATCTCGGCCTGGCGCAGCAGGGGCAGAACTACAACCAAGGGCTGTCGACGTTCAATGCGAATCAGGGCGCGAATCAGCAGGCATTCAACAACAACTATTCCCTCGCGCAGCTCGGACTGGCGGCGAATGGCCAAATGGGGCAGGCCGGGCAGAACTATGGCAATCAGGCGACCAATGCTTACGAAGGCATCGGCAACGCGCAGGCGGCAGGCTCGATGAATCAGGGCGCGAATTGGGGCGGGGCGTTGGGGAATGCCGCGAACTATGGCACGCAGCTCTGGGCGCTCGGGCAACTCGGTCAGCAGCCGCAACAGGCGTCGTCGTATGCCGTGCCGCCGAACTACGCAGGGTAAGTGATGCCGATTGATACGTCCATTTACCAGCAGCCGCCCTCGCAGGGCTTCAATACGCCGTTTCAGACGCTGGCGCAGATTGGCGCCATTCAGCGGCAGCGGCAAGAGATTGCCTCAAATGCGGCGCTCGAGCAGGAGCGGCAACAGAAGCTCAAGGATGACCAGAAGAAACAAGCCGATGCGGATCAATTCAATACCATCCTGACTAATGTCGGCTTGTTCAATCGTGACGCGATGCGGGCACAAGTGCAGCAGCACGCACCGGATAAACTTCAAAGTCTTGAGAAGTGGTATGCCGACTTCGATAAGACGACCGAAGAATACCAAAAGGCGAAAAACGAATCGTCTGCGGCAGCGGCGCTGGCGGAACAGCGGAAGACGCAAGTCGTCGGCACGGTGGCGAATGGCATTGCCGCGCATGGCTATACGCCGACTGCCTTTGCCGCAGGGTTGAACGAACTCGGGCAGAAGTTTCCTCAGTCACAGGCGACATGGGACAACTACGCGCAGTTAGCCCTCCAGAATGGGCCGGGCTGGATCAAGGAACACGTCGACGGCTTACGCACGATGGCTGACCGATCAGCGGCGGCCGAACTCCCAGAGAAAGCCGCGAAGGCTGAAGAAGCCCAGAAAGTTAACGCGGGCACGTCGCCCACGGGTATGACGGCCGACCAGCAGGCACAGGAAGCTGACCGGCAGGCGCAGTTGAAGCAGGGCGCGCAACGGATCGGCCTTGAACAGCAGCGCGTGAATATCGAGAAAAACAAATCAGCGGCGCCCGATCAGGGCAAACTGGAGCAGCAATATCGAACGGCGTTGTTGCGTGGCATGTCGAGCCGTTCTGGCGGGATCGGCCTTGAAGATGCGAAAGTGCAACAGGCGAATCATCTGCTCTCGCTCTTTGAGCAGACGTATAACCCGAAGACTGGCGGCTACGATATCCCGCGCGTGCAGATGAATGAATTAGCGATGGGCTTGGCGAAATTGACGGCAGGGAGCAGCCCGGCCGGCGAAGGGCTCATGCGTGAATTCCAACAGCGCACGGCGAAGGGCGATGTGGCGGGCGCCTTGACGTGGCTCACGGGGCAACCCGTCGCCGCGAATACCGACGCGCTCACGAAGTTCATGAAGGAATCCATCGAACGGCAGGGCAAGACCGCCGAAACGAATCGGGAAGGCGAGATGGCCTATTTGCGCAACCTCGCCCCGACTGAGTTAGAAGAAGACCGACGCAAGAAACTCGAAGCCGTGAGTCTTAATCCCTTGCGGCAAATCAAGGTGCTGACGAACGAGAAGGGTGAACGGCGGCAGGTCGTTTCGACGGATGGCGGCCAGACATGGCAGTAGGACCGGGCAAGACGTTAGACCAATTGAAGCAGGAAGGTTGGTCAGAACCCGCTGCACCAGCGGCCCCGGCTGATGCGCGTTCTACGTTCGACCAAATCAAGGGCTCTCCAAATCCAACCGCGGCGACGATGGAGTATTTGAAGAGCAATGATCCGAACGATCTGGCCTCTCCCGTTGGGCCGGGTTTACGAGAAAAGCTCGACACTCCGCTGTGGCGGCCAACGGGTATTGATGCCATCGATTCGATCCTCTCACCAGCTGGACTGGCGCAGATTGCCGTCGTCGGTGGGCCGATGGCGGCCAAGGCTGTGACAGGGGCGGTTAATAACCTAAAAGCCAAAGTTGGGGAAAAACTGGCAGGGAAGTTATTGGATTTTGTTACGCCAAGCCTTCTCAAGAAGCCGCAGGAAGCGGTCAGCATCCTAAGCGACCTCGCAGAAGCCATCAAAGGCAAGGCGGCACCCGCAGAACCGCCCGTCGCAGCGCCTGCGCCCGCCCAGCCAGCCGCAGTGGCACCTGAGGCTCCGCAGGCAACCGTGCGCGTTTATCACGGCTCGACATCCGCGCGCCCAACGCTACAGCCGGGCACGATGATGACGACTGATCCGGCATGGGCGGCCGGCTATACCACGCATGATGTTGGCGGGATTGGGCCTGAAGCGTTTACCGGGAAGGTGCATGCCGCCGATGTGCCGGTTCCTGAGAAAACCTTAACGGCCAAGACGTTGCACGGCGCAGAAGCGCAATTGATTGACTTAGCAAAAACAGCCCTCGGGCGACAGCCTGCCACATTGCAGGAAGCGGCGCAGATTGTGCGCGAGAAATACGGCTATGAGGCCATTGTGGCGAAGGGTGCTGATGGGACCGTAACCGGAATGATTCCGCTTACTGAGACTCAGGTTGCTGCCCATTTGGACCCTTCGCAGGTTGTGAAACAGGCAATAGCGAGCGGTCAACCTGTCGCAGACAATCTACAAGCCATCGTCAAGCGGATTCCAGAAGCCGCCCCGATGTCGACGCCGGATGCCTTCCGCTCGGCCCTGAAAGCCTTTGCCGACGCCAAGGAAGTGCCGCGGCCGGCCGAAGTCAACAACGTCCAGATGCTCATTAAGCGCGGCGTGGACCCGGATAAGGCGTTACAGACCGTCCTCGGCAATCGGCCACCCGCGCCGGCGAATCCGGCTGCAGAGCTCGCTAAGCGTCTCGGGACGCCATCTGAAGCCGAAATGAACGCCGACATGGCCGCGCGGGCGCGCAAAGGCCAAAAGTCCCTGATGCCGAAGTATGGAGCCCAACCGTGAGCCTTGGCACCTTAGCCCCGTATGCCTTCCCGCAAGCCTTGGACGACAACGGCGATCCGCTCGACGGCGGCCTGCTCTATACCTACGTATCAGGGCTTATTGGCACGCCTGCGACGACATGGCAGGACGCTGATCTGCTCGTGCCGAACACGAACCCGATCGTCCTCTCCGCTGGCGGCCGTTACAAGATTTACCTCGCAGCGCAGAGTTATAAGTTTGTGCTGAAGAATGCCGCCGGCGTCGTCATTGATACGACCGATCCAGTCGGCTCCGTGGGACTGGCCTCCGCGGGCGTGTTCGATATCTTCAATTTCTACGGCGATCCGACCTCCCCGATCTTGGGCACGGCGTATCCACTCGGTGCGACGTTTGATAAATGCCATGCGGGCACGGCGTGGCTCGCCATCGACAGTGCCTCAATGGCGCCCGGCACGTATCAACTCTCAGGCATGATTCTGAGCACAGGGGGCGACCTTGTCTCCGTCGCCATCGTGAATCTGACCGATGGCGCGCCCGATACGCCGATTGCCGTGATGACCTCGACCAGCACGACCGGCACCACGGCGCAAAGCGGGGCGATTACGTTTGGCACGGCCGGGTCTATCAAAACCTACGGCATCAAAGTCAAAATCGACGCCGGATCTGGCTTTGCGTGGGCCATTCAACTCGTGAAGGTTTCCTAATGAAAACATTCCTAACGTTTGTCGGAGTCTTCCTGTTGGCGGCGTGTGCGTCTGCGCAGCCGCGGCCGGGGGCGTTTACGACCATCAACGCCACAGCGGTGACGCCGGCCGCCGTCTGCGCGGGCTGTCCTATTGGCAGCACGTCGCCAGCTGTGAATAGCGGCGTCACGGCCGCCGCGCTCGTCCTCCCGATTAGTGTGCCAGCGAATACGACCAATACGCTGTATCAGGGTGCCACGGGCTTGTTCTTTGGATCGGCTACCGGCTTTCCCATCGGCGGCCTCTTATCCGTCAATGGGTTCGGCACGCATTCGATCAGCGCCAGCGGGACCGGGGGCAATACGCTGACGATTCGGAATCCGACCGCCGGCACGGGGAACTATGGTGCGCTCTTCGTGGCCAATGACAACAACCCGACGCAGACACAACTCCTCTCGCTGTCCTCGACGTATACCACCTCCGCGCCCAATCTCGCGGGCGGCTCGAGCCTGGTCGGGGCAGGTGTCGGCGGCCTCTCGGTGACGGCATCTGATCCGACTGGGGCGCTGCGCTTCTATACCGGGGGCGTGACGGAGCGGGTGCGTATCTTCCCTGATGGGAACGTGAGTATTGGGAATACCAGCGAGATCGGGGGCTGTTGTCGCCTCAACGTGCAGAACGCGTTCTATGTGGGGTATGACGGCATCAATGCTTATTCCACGATGACGACGGGGGCCATTGCCATTCTGTCCGCGCCCTCGCTCGTGCTGTCCCAGATGGATAACATTGGGTTTTTTGCGACGACGTATCCCACGACGGCGAGCGCGGCGAATGCCCATATTGGCAACGGCGATTACCTGCGCCTCGTGACGTCGCTGCGCAGCGCGAAGCATGACATTGAACCGATTAGTCTGTTTGATGCCCGCCGCACCGTGATGGGCCTGCAGAGCGTGTTGTATCGGAGCTCGGTGGACGAGGACCAGCGGCAATGGGCGGGCTTCATTGCCGATGACGTGGAGAAGGTCAATCCAACGCTTGCCGTCTATGATGGACGCGGCGCCTTGCAATCGGTCACGTATGATCGGGTGGCCGCGTATCTGTTGCGACTGGTGCAGGATCAGGAGCAACGGATTGAGGCGCTGGAACAGGCGCTGAAGGCGAAGTAATGGGAGCGAGCAGGGCCGCGAGATCGGCCCACGCGACATACTCGATCTTCCACGTCAGGCCATCGTTTCGTGTAATCGTGTGGGCATTGCGCGGCAGGGCGCGGATCTGCGCGTAGAGATCGACGGGCGGGTGCGCGTGCAGGAGCGCGGCCACCTCGTCAGCGCATTCTTCTAAGCCCCACCCGCGTCCAATGCGATACGAATCCCCGTGGTCGCGGTCTTTCGCAGACTGTTCACGCCACTGAGCCATCAGTCGTTCCAGTCCCACCCGGAGCCAGTCCGCGCTCATGGCTGCGGCTTTCGATAACCGCGCAGTGCGGCCTTCGCTTCACTCACGACGTTCTCATAGGCCATCTCCAACGCTTCTGCATGGTCTAGTCCGTAGCGCATTTCAGCCTCTTTGCGAAGCCGCTGAGGTGTGTCATACATCGTGATGCGCCTCAACGCTTCGTAGAATCGCGCCTCATAGTTCACACGTTTCATGGCTGCACCGGAGGATCAGGGAGCACCGCGCCGGGATGTTCTCGCGTGATGTGCGCAGCCATCTCTTCATACGTGCAGAACGTCGCTCCACACGGGGAACGATACGGGTTGCAGTCGCTGTTACATGGGGGCGTCGGCGGGTCCCCCTCGGTGTCCGTGACTGGTAACTGGATCGTGTTCGGGTGCCTGCGCTTCCACCACGCGGCGTAGCACAGTGGGCAGGCTTCGCCATCCATCTGACAATCAGCGCATCGATAGCCGACCGGCGCAGAAACGTGCTCTTTGACATCAGGATTCGCGCTTATCATATTCGGCTCCTGTCGGTCCCCCTCGGTGTCCGCCCGTGGCATGTCCGGTAGAATGCGTTCAAACCGCATCACGCACACCATCCGTCGTTGGTTCTCGAAAGACGGGATTTCTATTTCCCCTTGTTCCACGGCATAGATCACGCTGGCGGTATCAAGGACTGACCGTGCTTCGTTGGCCGTCACGTGAACCGCCCGCGACACGTAGCGTTCACTGTAGATCGTCCGCGTCTTGGTATGGCCTTTCATCACTTCGAGTCCCGATTAACACACTCGTGAAACTCAGGATCAGTGATGTCACCACCCGCCGTCTTCCCCTCGCGATCACAGGCCGCACAATACTCAACTGACCGAGACAGCGCCATCCCACACTCAGGGCATTCTGTCTTTCGAGCCGGAAACCACTCGTCGCACATTTCGCAGTAACGCTTGCGGCTCATTTCGCCTCCAGCGATTGCTGCCACTCAGCCCACGCCACTGATTCACGGTCCTGATCTGGATGGATGTCCTCGATTAAGGCTTCCTGAAAGCCTGCGGACCAGCCAGCCAAAAACGCTGCCCGAATCGTTGTGGGTGCCGGTCGGTCCCCCTCGGTGTCCGCCCGTGGCCTGATCAATGCGTTACAGCGTTCGCAGATTGGGCCGAAGTTCTCGTCTGGCCAATAGGTCGCGCCCATGTCGGCGCAGTTGATACACCGCATGCGGGCTTCTAATTTCGTGTCCCCCTCGGTGTCCAGCACGGCCGCAAGTTCAGTCGTCCAATCCGTCACCGTTTCAACATTCACGGCCCATCCCCAATCGCCCATGAGTCGTTGCGTTTGGAAGCGATGCTCGCCAGATTGCATGTCGGCCAGCAGCTCTCGGAGTCGTCGTGTGCGGGCCACGTCGGTCACAGGAACCCCCGATACCAAGCACGCAGACACGGCAGGCAGAACCAGGTCACCTCATCTGGGCCGTGCGTGACCATCTTGCCCGTCTGCTGGCATAAGGCGCAGGGTGTCATCGAATCACCTGAGCATTCGTGTGCGTCTGCTGACAGTGCTCGCAGATAAACGCCACCCGGTCTTCGCCCTGCACGCCTTCAGAGATATCCACGATGCGTCCCTTCCCAAGCGGCAGATATTTGTGTTTACACTCGGTCCAAATCTTCACAGTGTCCTCGTGGTCGTATAGCCGGCGATGCCCAGCAGCTGGAACCGATGCTGCTTAATCGCCGCGATGTCCTCAGCCGTCAGCTGCGTCCGATTCGTCACGGTCAGTTGCCCGTTACTGGCCGTTAGCGTATGGCCGGCCTGCTCGAGCCGCAGCGCCAGCACCACGGCCTCGTCATTGAAGTGCATGCCGTCATGCGTCACCATTTGATCTCGTCCTCGCCCACTGGCGGCATCGTCGCTTCGTTCTGCGTTTTCGGTTTGTAGCCGGATTCGATGCGTTGCGCCCAGTGGCGGGCTTTCTCGGCATCCAGTTGGTTATACCGCTTCTTCTTCTCGTCCAGCTCACGGCTCGCGAAGTAGTCATATCGCTGCGCCAACAGGAACAAATACGCCGGTGGGCATTCCGAGAAATGTCGATCCCTCATCGACGATCCCGCCCAGTCTTTCGGGTCTTTCGCCTTGATGAGCGGATCGCCATACGGGCCGTCAAGGTCCACGTGCAGCTTCTGATCGTCGGTCGGTTTGGCGGCAGCACGCTTCGACTTCGACAAGGCCAGTAGTTCTGCGAGGATGTTGCGAATTTCGGTGAGTAGTTGTGTGTCAGACATGAGCGCCCTTTTTATTCGTAAAGTCGTTGATGCTTGGGACTGACTCATCCATCTGCGCCAAAATAAAGGCTCGTAATTGGCGCAAGAGAATCACCGTTGTCTCGACGTTCACATATACACCAATCGCCTCATTGGCACGTTCTACAATCATGATGCCTGAGGCTGAATCGAATCCGATCTTGGTTGTGCATTTCTTGTCACCGCATGCGCAATTCATTAGAACTCCTCGGGCGCATACAGGCCCGCCACGACGTCAGGATAGACCAGCCGCGCCAGCTTCGACGAGGCACGGGCGACGAGCATATCAGCCGGGTTCTTCGTCCAGCCGCTGCCGTTCTTCACGAGTCCTGCGGCGTGCGCCTCTTCGATCGTGTAACGTAATTCCATCGGTTCGTCGCCTTCCCGCTGCGTCACGAACGTGGCCGCGGTCGGCGTGCGCTCCGTGCAGCGGAACGACTTCGCCTTGCCAGACTTGATGACCAGCGCCCGCAAGGCATCGGCGGCCAGCGTCGGGCGCCCTTCCACAATGTGAAAGGCACGCAGACTCGCCATAGCGCTGAGGCCCAGTTCGCGGCCGGAGAGGACGGTCGACAGCACGGCTTCAGGCGTGCCATACGCGCCGAACAGGCGGGCCTTGAACAACAGGCCGGCTAGTTGCACGGCCTGGTTCATGGACTGCGGCTCGAGCTGC